AGACCAAACTCGCGCGGCCCGGCTTCGGCCAAGCCGAGACCGACAAGGGGCCCTCGCCCGAGCACAAGGCCTACATGCAGTTCATGCGGCGCGGTCCCGAGGCCATCGGACCCGAAGAGAAGAAGGTCATGCGGATCGCCGACGACACCACCGGCGGCTACCTGACCAGCCCGGACATCGAGCAGGGGATCATCAAGGACATTGTTTCCTTCTCTCCGTTCCGTCCCCTGGCCAAGGTCCGCACGACCGGCAAGGGCGAGGTCCAGGCCCGCAAACGGACCGGCACGTTCGCCGGCCGGTGGCGCGGCGAAGGCGGGACGCGCTCCGAGACGGCCGGGCTCAAGTACGGGCTCGAGAAGATCCCGGTCCATGAACTCTATGCCGACGTCCCCTGGACGACCCAGGACCTCGAGGACTCGGACTTCAACCTCGAGGCCGAAACGAGCATGGAGGCCGCGGAGCAGTTCGGCGTCGCCGAAGGAACGGCGTTCTTTACCGGCGACGGCAAGAACAAGCCCGAGGGGATTCTGATCAATCTGGCAGTCGTGGCCGCGGCCATCGCGGGGGATACGTCCGGCGACCTGAGTGTCACGGACATCCTCAACACGTTCTATGGCCTGCCCGAGGCCTACGCGGCCAATGGCAGCTGGCTCTTCCGGCGGGCGACGACCCAGAAAGTCGTTCTCTTCAAGGACGCGGCGAACCACTACATCTGGATGCCGAGCCTGGCCTCGACGATGCCTCAGACGCTCATCGGGCGTCCGATCGTCGAATGCCCGGACATGCCGGCGGTGGCGGCGAACGCGCTGGCAGTGGCGTTCGGCGATTACCGAAAGGGCTACGAGATCGTCGACCGGATGGGGATCTCCACGCTCCGCGATCCGTACACGCTCAAGAACAACGGCCAGGTCGAATTCACGTACACCAAGCGGGTCGGCGGGCAGGTCATCCTGGCCAACGCGATCCGGCTTCTGAAGATCAAGGCGTAAGGAGGCTCACATGGATCTCATCCACAACGAAAAGCACTCCGTCTCGTTGCCGGCGGCCGCCTACACGAAAGCCGGTGGCGCGGTGGACGGCGCCGAGATCGACACCTTCGGCGCCGAGCGCGTCCTCATCCAGGCTCTTTCGGGAGCTCTGGGGGCGCAGGTCAACGTCTACGAGATCGAGCTCACCGCGAGCGACACCGCGGGGGCCGGTCACGCGGCCGTGCCCGACGCGGAGCTCATCGGGACCGAACCGACCTTCAACCAGGCCGTTGCCGCCGACAGCAATGCCGTCAAGCTGTTCGAGTACGTTGGAGGCAAGCGCTACGTGAAGGCCAATCTCAAGGTCCCCACGGGCGCGGGCACCGGCAGTGGCGTCGTCGGAGCCAACGTCATTCTCGGCGGACTCCGTCACAGCGTCCTGACGCCGTAACGGAGGAGATCGGGATCATGGATTCAAGGGCGGGGGGAGCTGGCCGAAAGCCCCTTCCCCCGCCTCTTTTTCTCAAAAAGTGAGGCCGAAATGAAGGTCCGAATGCTCGTATCGATCGATGGCGCCCCAGATGGGATCGAAGTCAAACACTTCCTCCGGGGGCAGACCTATGATCTCCCGCCGGATCTCGCGGGGCCCTGGCTCGACCGGGGGGTCTGTGAGCAGGACAAGATGGCGCCTGGGCCGAGCGAGACCAAGAACGAAAAGGCGGGGCGGGTCAAGGGCAAGCGGTCGTCGTGACGTCTGCCTTGGCCGGGATCAACTGAGCAACCATGAAACTGAATCTGACTTCCGCGCCCACCGTCGAACCAGTGACTCTCGAGGAGGCTAAGGCTCATCTCAAGGTTGATTCGGCGGACGACAATGCGCTGATCTCGGCGATGATCACCACGGCGCGGACCTTCGCGGAGCAATACACCCGGCGAGCGTTTATCACGCAGACGCTCGAGCTCGTCCTCGATGCTCCGCCGAGCGGAGATCTCAAGATCCCCAGGCCCCCGGTCCAATCCGTCACGAAGATCGAAACGATCGATGAGGCCGGGGTTAAGTCAGAGGTCTCGGCGTTGACGTATATGGTCGAGCTCGGGACGAGTTCGCCCGGGCGGATCCGGCTAGTCTCGGGATGCACCTGGCCCGTGCATCGGGAATTCGCTTCGTTCATCGTCACGTTCCAAGCCGGCTACGGGGCCGCGGCGATCGCCGTTCCGCAGCCGATCAGGACGGCGATCCTTCAACTCGTTTCGGAATTGTACGAGAACCGAGGGGCTGGCGAACTCCTCCTCGGCACACAACCGACGACGAATGCACAGCAAATGATCACGGTCCTCCTGGGGCCGTATAAGGTATTCAAACTCTGAGGGCGATGATGGTCACATTCCCGACGATCGGAGAATTGAGCTGCCGGATCACGCTCCAGAAGCCCCTCAAGACCGAAGACGAGGGCGGGGGCAAGCGAGTGTCCTGGCAGGACGTTGTCGACGTCTGGGCTTCGGTCGAGCCGATCTCGTCCCGGGAATATCTCTTCGCCCAGCAGAACGCGGTGGAGGTCACGCACAGGATCAAGATCCGCTACCGGGATGACGTGAAAAACACATGGCGGATCCGGTGCGGGGAAGACCATTATCGCGTCGGAACGATCATCGATATCGGGGGGGGCGGGAGATTCCTAGAAATCCTGGCCCAAGAGTATCCGGAAAATGAGTGATTCGTTCAAGGTGGAGATCCAGGGCTTGAAGGAACTCCTCGAGCTCGAGGATAAGATCGTGGCCTCCAAGCGGAAGAAAGTTGCGAACGCGATCTATCGGAGAGCCCTGGATATCCGGACCGGCTACATGGACAAACTCCGGGACATGAAGGCAATCAACACGGGCCTGGCCCGAAGCAGCTGCATCGCCGAAATGACCGAAGACAAGCTCGCTGCCGAAATCGGCCCGACAGCGCCTTATGCGAAGTACATCGAAACCGGGACGCAGCCGCACTGGCCCCCGCTCGAAGCACTCGAGGACTGGGCCCGGAAGCATGGGATCCCGGCGTTCATCGTCGCCCGGAAGATCGCCGAGCGCGGGATCTTCGCTCGCCCGGCCCTCGCGCCGGCGCATGACGCGATCGTTCCGTATCTCGAGGATGACCTGGCCAAGATCTACGAGGAGTCGGAATTATGAAATGCCCCTTCTGGCCCCTCCAGGTGGCGCTTAAAGCCCGGATTCAGGGCGAAACGAATTACTCCCTGCATGATGACCATCCCGAGCAGAAAAAGTATCCCTACATCATCCTGGGCCACATTGGCGGGGGGGATTGGTCGGACAAGTCGAAGTCCGGGCAGAACGTGACGGCGACGATCGATTTCTGGTCGCAATACCAGGGGAAGAAGGAAGTCGCCCAGATGATGGACGAGGTCATTCGGGCGATCGATTATCCCTGGATCCCGAATCTGTCTCCGGACTTCAATGTCGTTCATCACTGGCTCGACTTTAACGAGATCATTAGCGATCTCGATCCGAGAACGTATCACGGAATCTTGAAGTGGATTTACCTGATCGAGGAGATCTGACATGGCCAAGAAGAAGTTCCCGCCGGAAGTCGAAGATGCGGTCGAGGAGATGATCGAGGAGGAGATGGCCGGGCCCCAGCCCGAGCCCTCGAAGCTGCCCGAACAGTTCGATGAGCTGCTCGCAGGCGAAATGGCCAAGGCGGGGATGCCCCGCGAACCGAGGATGACCGCGCCGTTCAACTTGGCGCTCATGATCTCTCTGGCCATGACGGAACTTCCGGAGGGACTCCACGTCAAATACCAGCTCGACCAGGAGCGATCCTTCCTGGCCGAGGCGGCTGGGGAGGATGTGGATTATCTTTTCTCGGCCGATATCGCCGCGGATTCTCGCGAAATCCTTTCCGCCGGCATCGACATGGCGATCCGCGGCGCCTCAACTCCCTTCGAACATGACGGCGTCGAGGTTTACCTCCACGCCGTTCAAGGTCACCGGGACGTCAGACGCACGCCCGAGGACCAAAGCAAATACAGCGTCCATCTCACGTACATCTTCCGGGTTCGTCTGATCCCGGGAAATAAGGAGGCCTGAAAATGGCAAAAGTCAAAGGTACGGATGTCTACGTGGAGGCCAACACGGGCACGCACGCAAGCCCTGTGTGGACCAAGGTCGGAGGCCAGAAGAAGGCCAAGATGAGCTGGAAGCAGGAGCCCGTCGATGTCACCGACAAGGACTCGGGCGGCTTCAAAGAAAAGCTCACCGGACTTCGGGAGGTCGCCGTCGATTTCGACGCCTTCCTCATCGAGTCGGACGCCGGCTTCGCGCAGCTCAAGACTGGGATGATCGGCGCGTCGATCGCCCTGGTCGAGGCGCGTCTCAAGACGCCGTCCCACTTC